TAGGACTAGGTTTCTTAGTAGGTTTAGTATCAGTAGTCTCTGATACTGTAGACATCTTATTAGTATTAGTAGTCTCTTTATTAGTATTAGTAGTCTCTGATACTGTAGACATCTTATTAGTATCAGTAGTCTCTGATACTGTAGACATTTTTTCGCTTTGTTCACTAGATTTTTCAACAACATTTTCCATGTTGTTTTGAACTTTTTCAGTCTTACCGATAACTTCTTTGAACTTATCAATTTCAATTCCAAGCATATCGGCAATTTGTTTGTTCTTTTCTTTAATCTGCTCTTCTTGTTCTTTCTTTACCATCTCAAGTTTTACTCTTTCGATGGTTGCTTTCTTTTCCTCTTCATTACTAAACTGCATACCAGACGCCTCAACTGCTTGAGTTGCCTTGTCTGTCTGAATTTTGTCTCTTTGAGAATCTCTTCTACGCTCCAACATCCCTCGCAGTGGGGTTTTTTGTGCAGCAAGTTTGAATAGAGGCATTAAGAATTGTTTGCCAGGAATGGCATTAGCAAGATTGGTTAGAGGGCCCATCAAAGTTTCTTTGAAGGTATCTGCTAATCCAGAAGAATTTGTATCTAGAACATTTTCTAGAAACTGAACTCGTTTTTCTCGTGTTGCATACTTATCAACCGAAACAGTCAATTTACCAATATCACTTCTAAGGGTGATATTCGATTTGTTCAGTTCTCTAGTCGCCTGAGCATTTGCTTCAGTTTGTTCTGATAACTTCTTTGTAATCTCGCTAAGAGTTGCCATTTAACTAAACCTTATTTTTTCTTGTCGGTGTATGCATTTGCACCAAAGTAAGCAGCAACAAGTGCTGAAATAGCAACAAAATATGTTGGAGCAATATCTCCAATAATTCCTGCTGCCTTCTCATAACCTAACATTGCAGTAATCAAAATCGCTGCTGGGTATAGTAACATACCAGCAAGCGCAAACCAAGTCATCATTCTCATAGCGTCACGGCGTGCATCAGCATCCTCAAGTTCTTTTCTTTTGAACTCCAAATACATTTGGTGTTCTTCTTCAGTAACAACTCCATCGCCATTACTGTCGGCAGGATGGAATCCTGCTTCTTTTTTTACTTCTTCTGCCATAATAGACCTCTCTTATCGTTTCATTCGTGCCTGTTCGGAACGAATTCTCTGGTTCTCTTCATCTATAAATTTGAGTAACATTCCAATATAGATTTCCCTTTCCCATGGCAGCATACTCTCAAGTTCTGTTAAAGAATATTTGTGATGTTGCATCAACGCAAAGTTTGTTCGCAAATAATTCTCTAAATTATCATGCGAAAGGGCTATGCGAAAAAACTCTGCAACCCCTCAATTGTTATATCATTCTCTTTGCCAGTGTTAGGGTTTGTTACTTTTGTTTGATGTCTCAATCTAGGCGTAGTCTGAAAGAAAGTTTCAACCTTTTTGAACATAGATGCATCCATCTGTGACAAAAATTCATCCAATTCTTTTTCATCCATATCGCTGCGATCACAAACATTCTCACTATCATATACTTGGCGCACACATCGTTTAATAATTTCCCATGCAGTGCTAGAATTCACCCCCATTAAATCTTCTGTCATATTGATACTTGGATAATCTAAAACCATACCAATATCATCAGTCAATTTAATATTATTATCGTGTCCTTCTGGATAGAATACTTCAACAGAGTCCAAATCAATTTCGATTGGAACATATGTTTCGTTATCATCTGGACACAACACTTTCACTTCTACCTTTGAACCCGCTGCTTTAGAGCGAATTTTCATAAAGACATACTCTATGTCAAACATAGGTGACTTTGAAACATCTATTTTATCAAAGGTGCATTGTCTAACTGTTTGCATGACAGCATCACTGATGTCTGCATCCTTCCCACTCTCTAATGCAAGAAGAAGACTCTTTTCTTCTCCTACTAGAAAGGGACGGTATTTAATTTTCTCGCCCGTAGATGGCACAGTCAATTCATGTTGGGGCGTTTTTAGTAATGGTAAAGCCATAATTTACTCCTATTCATAATGTTATTATTTATTTAACCGCCACTATCACCGATTGTGTCAACGGTCATATCTGGCCCTTGAGCAATCTTCTTAGTGGTAGCGTTATTTACCAAAGCACTACTATATGGTGATGATGTTGGTTTTATTGATGGTTCAATGATAACTGGTGTGTTCACCTCTGGATTAGAATGACCAACCACTGGTGGTTCAGATTTTGACTTTCTACCCAATCCAGTAATTTCTCTCCACTCCTTAAATGCAAAACCAACATCTAAAGAACCAATCGCACTTACACTATCGTTATCGTATTCAATTGGACTTACAGTTTTTGGAAAACATTCTCTCAATTCTACACCAGCAGTTTTCTCGTGGTTATCATCTAATTGATAGATAGCAATTGTTCCGATATAGTCATCATAAAAATTCAATGCATATGTATTTGTATCATAGATGTAGTTCTGCCATTTTTCCATTTCACGCTTTTCTGTTAAATCATCAGATAACCAAAAACTAATAGTTATTTCGTCTGCATAAGTCAACCCTCTTGCTAACTCATGCGTTGGGCCGTATACAGTATCATTTGTGGATGTGTCTATATTTTTGCCTGGCATAGTAATCTTCTTAATCCTTACACTGATACCTCTCGTATCAGACCAACCAGCGCCCGCTGGTGGATAGATTACTGCCTCAAATTTGTTGGGTCTGGATAAACCTCTTTTACTTAATTCTGCTTTCCAGATTTCAAAACTACTTGCTGCCATTATGGTCTCCTAGGCGTGTTGATAATTCTTCTAGAATCTGCATACACCTTAGTATCTGTTGCTCTGACAAATCGCTGAACTGGTAATAAAACAGCAACCATCATTTCGTCTGCATCAATTCTACGGAATGGACTTTTGACATGATCTGCCAAGTATCTTTTAACAACTGGTTTGACAAGAGGATTTCTCTTAATACGATTCCAAGTCAAACGGATTCTCGTAGTTTCATCCATATTACTGTTATTAGCATATTCTGAAATGACATTGAGAAGTTTAAGTCTCATCGGAATTGATAGGTAGTGAAAGTTCAAACCTAAGAAACCATCATTGTATTGTTCAATAGGCAATACCAATGGAAACCTATCATAATATGGTAGGACACTTTCGTTCAGTTTATTCTTAGGATCATAGTAGAAGAAGTTCATAGTTCCAAAGGTAGGACGCCCTGTGACATAACCTTCACTCACAAGTTGTCGAGAAGGCACTTGACCTAGTTCTCTAACCTTGTCTCTGAACCATCTTATAGAGCGATCTTTGCCGCCCGTCTTTTCTAGTATGCTATCAATTATCTCTGCCATACTAGTATTTATACATCTAACCTAGATGGTCTTCAGTCAATATCTTAAATTCCATTCCCCTGTCATTACAATATTCGATTGCGGCCTGCCACTTTGCTTGATTTACCCCCCAAGTGCGAACCTCTGCAATGAAGTATTTTGTTTTCTTTTTTGGTATCTCTGGTGGTTTGCATTGTTTTTTGGGTTTGACTTCTATGATGAACTTCTTGATAGAACCATCTGATTGTTTGATTTTGACATAGAAATCTGGGAAATAGCGGTGTCTTTTGCCATCCAAAGGTGAGATGTAGGGTATAATAATCTCCTCACTGCCCCATTCTAGGACAGCAGAGTTGTTATCACAATAAACCATAAACTTACGCTCCCACATACTGCGATAAATAATATTAGTAGAATCGCCTTTATATTTGCGTGGTTTAGTGGGTATAAATCTTCCTTTGTATGCCATGTCGATATAAATACTTTCACAATGTATAGGATTATTTAGATGGCAAACGCATCAGCGAAAATCAACAATAACTACAAAAGAGCATATGGGGGAGACCTATGCTTTCCCTCTGATACTGGGCAAATGGAAAGAACAGGACACTATGTTCAATTTTTCATCAATGTCCAAGAAAAAAGTCAAGTTCAATTTCCAGGCGGCGACTTTAATACCAGAACAAATGCTACTTCAACCGCTGCAACAGAAGCATCTACATTATATGTAACAAGAGCGGCAACTAAAAGACTTGCAGCAACAATTCAACTGTATATGCCAAATAAACTATCTGTAGATGCAAAGGCAACTTATGGTGACGCAGAGATTGGTGCTGGATTAGGTGTTATGGCAAGTGCAGCAAATGTAGTAGGAAATGTGTTTAGTCCTAGCACTTGGAGTTTGACAGGTGCAGTATCAAGTGTATGGGGTGGAATAAAAAGTGCTGCTAGAAGTGCAGCCGGTGCTGCTACTAGTGCAATAGGTTCTGTTACTCCTGGCATGACTGGCGCTAAAGATGCAATGGATATTAAACTAGGAACAATAAAAAATAACAGAACTGAAATGAAGTTTGAAGGTATCGACAGAAGAACTTTCTCTTTTTCTTTTAAGATGATGCCAAGAAATGAACAAGAAACAGAGAATATAAAAAATATTGTTAATTTGTTTAGATTTCATTCTATGCCAGAATTTTTGGGTGCTGTAAATAATTCTAGAACACTATTATCACCATCAACATTTGACATTAAATATATTGCAAAGGGCGAAGAAAATGCATACATGAACAAAATTTCAACTTGTGTATTGGAAGGTGTAACTGTTGAATATGGTGGAGACAGAACACAATTTTTTAAGAACAATGCTCCAACCGAAACTTCTTTAACATTGAACTTCAAAGAACTTGAAATTATTACTAAAGAAAGAATCAAGGACGGATACTAATAATGAGTTACTTTAATAAATTCCCTACTGTAGAATATGATGTTCTAGGTGATGGTAATCTTAGAACAATGACGGACATCACCAGAAGAGTAAGAGTTACAGATAAAGCAAGAACCTCATCAGTCGAGTTTGATTTTTATGATGTTGTTTCTGGACAAACACCAGAGTATGTTGCTGATAGATATTATAATGATGTTAAACTTCATTGGTTAGTTCTTATGGCAAATGACATTATT